CTGCTACTCAAGAAGAAATTTATGTACAACTAGCAGAACAATATAAAAAAGAGTATGAAGCTGCTAAAGAAGCAAACGATCAAAAGACACTTTCTAAGCTAGAGAAAGAAATAGAGGTTTTATCTAAAAGAGCCGAAACACTTGCTAGATTAAAAAAAGATTCTGAAAATCTTGATGCAAATAAGTATCAATCTCCTTCTTACAAAGAAATGTTTTCTGAAGCTTCAAATAGTCTTTCACAAGCAACAAAAACATTTACTGGAAAAGTCTCTGAAATAATTGAAGATTATAATAATAATGTTTTTGAACCTTCTGAATTAGAGGGAAAAAAAGAATCTGGTGGAGTTTTACAAGTTTTAGACCCTATTAAAGAAGAAGCAGCAGAGTTAAGTGCTGCTCTTACTATGCTTGGTGGAAAAGCTGCTATTCCTTTTGCTGCTGATGTTGCTACAACTGGTTTAAAAACAGTAGCACAAGCAGTTACGCCAGATTTTATTGAAGAACCTTTAGTGAATTTTGCCTTCGATAAAGCTAAAAATGCTGCTGATTGGGTAAAAACTTCTGATTGGGCACAAGCTCCTATAGCAATAGCAAAAAAATCTTTTAAAGATTACTTAGATTGGAAAGAATCTTCTACAGAAAATACTGTAAGAGGGGATCTTTTAGAATCTTCTTTTAATATAGCTGCTTTATCTTTACCTCCTACTAAAGTTCCTCCTATTACTGAAACTTTAGGTGATGTTGGTGAAAAGATTATAAAAAAAGGTCAGGAAGTTTCTGATAAAGACATTGTAAATAGATCAAATGATTTAATGTCTCCTCCAAATTGGGCAACTAAAAAATCAGATTTAGGAGGAAAATTAGTTGCTAAAGGTATGTTTCAAATTAAATCTTATGAATTAGCCCCTATTGAACAAAAATCTGCTGATTTATTAGCTAAACTGGCTGGAATAGGTGGAGGAAGGAAAATAATAGATCTAAAAAGAACTAATGTCACTAATACAACAAAAGTTGATAATTTAATTTCATTAAAAGCAGCCGATTTAAAAAAGAAACTAGAAAGAAATCCCACTAAAATTGACGTTGATAAAGTTCTTACTGATATTGGAAATGAAGTAACTGAAAAAGTAAAAAAAGAAAGTTTGTTTGGGAGTAAATTAACAAAAGAAGAACGCAAATATGCTGGAGCTATTCTTGGAACTGCTATTGACCAAATTAAAAAGAATAAACCAACTTCTGCTGGTTTGCTTCAAGCTAGACAAGATATAGATAAATTAATACGAAAAGATGCTCCGCAAATGTTTGAAGCAGTTACTTCTAATAATATGTCTGTTCAAAGACAAATAACTCGTATTGTACGTAATGCAATTAATGATGCTATTGATGCTGAAAATAAAGGGGAACAATTATTAATAAGAAAAGGAGAAAAACTCCCTGATTCAAAAAAAGATTCTCCTAGAGTAGTTGATGTAAAAGGAAGTTTAGATGAACAAAGCACTTTATTTTTTATGAGAGATAGATTTGAAGAAAAAGCATTGTTAGAAGAAACAGGCCCAATAGGAAGAAATTTAGCAAATGTAAACGCGATAACAGGGGCACAATTCCCTACAACCCCTCTAGCTGTAATTGCTACTGGTTCTGTAGCAGGAGGATTTTTCCTAGGCTTTGCACCTGAGATAGCTTTAGGTGCTGCATCTTTCGCTGTTTATAAAGCGTTAAATAAAGGTAAAGGTACAAAGTTTTTAGGAAATCTCTTAAAACAAACAAGTAAAGCTATGAAGAAAACAGTAAATCCAGAAATGTTAGCTCAGTTAAAAGCAGATAGATTAATTTTAATAGATCTACTAGAAGATTTAAAAGAATCAGAGGGGACAGAAAGTAAAGCTACTGAGTAACTACTATAGTTTTACTTTTTTTAGTTAGACAAATAGCATTAACTTCATACCTTTTTTCTAAATCTTGGACAAGTATTAGACACTGTTCCACTTGTTTTGGGCCTGTAAACACTGTAAATAAAAACCAGGTGCTTACTGTCACTAGGTATAAACTAGTCGTCATTTAGAATCTTCAATCGTTGTAATCATTTTTTCTAAATAGTATTGCGCTTTCTTTAGATCTTTTAAGTGATCCTTATATCTCCATCTATGGAGGTACTTCATTACATTCCCTTCACAATAAACAAAAAAGTTTTCTCCTAGCTGCTGCTCAATATACTTTATTGCTTCCATGCCACCCTTATTGTAGTGTTCGGGCCTGGTAATTACGTCAAATTGTTCTTCTTGTTTTTTAGTGTCTACAATAGAGACATTTAAACTATCCTGCTGATTCTGATCCCATTCTTCAGGGGTAGCATCATTTAATCTTTTCTTCATTGTGTTATTCTCCTGCGGTAGCGTATGCGATTAATTCTGAAACAGTTGCTAAAGTAAAAAAAGGTATCTTTTCTTTTTTACACCAGTCTCCCATCGTTATCTTACCGTTCCTACGTACTTTCTTATTAGGATTCGCTAATAAAAAAACAAACTCTTTTCCTTTTTCAACAAACATATCTCTTACTGCTTTGTATTTTTTTACATCTCCTTCTCTAAAAAATCCTTTACACTCTACATATATCTTTTCGTTATAAACAAAGTCTGGAAGATACATTTTAGATATAACGTAAGGGAACTCTTCAGGCTCAAACTCCATTTTTATTTTGTTATGGATTGCTTCAGCAAAATCTTTTTCAAACCTAGATCTGTATTTATCTTTTTTCATTATAAGTCCTAGCTTTCCAATGAACTATTGAAAGTTGTTGTCTCTTTAGTGCAGCAGAGTATTGTTCAAAATTAACATCTTTTGATCTCTCTGCTCTGCACTTCCGACATTCATAAAAAGATCCTGTAGTAAATTGTTCTTTGTCATTACACTGGCAAAATTTACAGACGTACTTTTCTCTGTTAGGTATTCTTTTTCTTTTTTTAAAATTCACTCGCTAACACCTTAAAATTTTGTTCTTCTACTTTAGGTTTTTTAAGTACTTTCGTTAAAAAGACTGGCCCTTTAGCATAATTAAACACCCTTAGATTAGGATAGCAATGGTGTTTAAACTCACAATAAGAACAACCTATCGCTAATTTTCTATTGCCTAACTTACCTTCTGGAACATCTTTATAACAAAATTCTTTTGGCTCTGGATTACTCACTACTTCCTTAATATGTTCGATCTGTTCCGCTATGTCCCCCTGGAGCTTATCGTGCATAGGATCTTTTTTATCTTTCAAATCATGTTTGAGATAAGTGATATGTCCATTCTGTTTATCCATTGCTAACCACCCAAACTCAGTCTCATCTTCTGAGTGGGCATAAGCTTTAATTTGTCCTACGTAACCAAAAGGATCATCTTCAGCTACCTTACCTTCTTTAAATTTTTTAAAACCAAATACTGAAGTTGATTTAACATCTGTTAAGACACCATCAATCTTACAATCCATAGAACCTTTAACACCTCCTATTTCACAAAACTTCTGTTCATCAGTTACTTTATGTCCAGACATTCTTGTTAAAAACAAAAGTAACTCTTCTATGAGATGCCCATACATAAATTTAAGTAAGGTATGAGGTTGTAATTCTTCTGAGGGAGAACCGTGATATTTATTCCAAATGTATTTATCTGGTCTACCAATTAAAGACATACGGAGTTTTCTTTCATCCCCCTTATGCTCAACTAAAAATTGATTTCGCATTAACTCTTTAACTGCTTCTCCAAAAACTTCTATATTGTTTTCTACATCTATTTCATTAGAAGTTTCTTTTGTAGAAATAAGTTTGTAGATGTCTTCTATTAGTGTGTCTGTTCCCATGAGTCCCCTACTTTATATTCACCGTCTAATGGACAGTCTAAATTAAAACGATTACCTGCTTCTCTAATACAACTAACCGCAAGTTTTCCAAACTCTTCTGCTTTATCTGCAATGACTTCAGATTGAATTTCATCGTGAATATTCCCAACAAAATTAAAGTCTATTTCCCAAAGCTTGGCGTATTCATCCAACAGCACCAAAGCTTTTTTCATTACTAATGCTCCTGCTGATTGTAGTAAAGTATTTAGTGCTGAGTGTTCTGAGCGTACAAAAAGCTTTCTTCCGTCTAAACCTTTGAGTGTTCCTCTTTCGCTAACTTTTTGTATAACTCTGTCTCTAAGATCTTTAAGTGACGGGAGACGATACAAAAATTGTTCTCTAAGTAATCTTCCATCCCCTTTGCTTCCTCCAACCACTGAACCAAGTCTTTCATCTCCTGCTCCGTACAGGAAGGCATAGATGAAAGTTTTTGCTGTATCTCTTGATTTAAGTCCTGCAAGCTTTTGATTAAGGGAGTGTATATCTCCGTTAATAATTTCATTAGTGTATCCCTCACTCTTCATATAGTGGGCTAACATCCTTAGTTCTAAACCAGAGGCATCAACTCCAACGACTTTATAACCGTCTTTAGCAATCCAACAGGAACGACATTCTTTACCATAAGGTGAATAGACTGCTGGAACTTGGGCCATATTTGGTTTAGAGTGAGTAAATCTGCCAGTAACCGCACCATTAGTATTTACATACCCATGAACTCGATTATCTTTATCTGCTACATCTAACCAACTTTGTACCTGGGCTTTCCTTTTTTGAATGGTAATGTATTCAGCAATTAGTTTAGCTTCAGGTATATCAACATTAGCTAACGTAGATTCATCTACAATTGGGTGTTTCTTATCGGTAAACTTAGTTGGTTCCCATCCTGCTTTTTGTAAGTATAGAGCTATCTGTTGTCTGGAAGATAAATTAAAAGGGCGATACTCTACCCTACAAAAGTCCCCAACAACATTCTTCCAATCGTCCCCTAAGAACTTTAAGCCTACTTTACTAAATTCATCAGTATTCTTTTTAGTCTTCGGAGCAATTGCTTTGATAAGCGTAAGGGTGGGTTTAAATGTTTTATGTACCTCATCCTCTATGGCGTATAGCTTTTCCTTAAACTCTGCTACTAAGGAAGTCGCTAAAGAGTAATCTAATAACCAACCATGCTTAACCTGTTGCTGAATTATTGTTTGTACTTGGTGTTCTAGTTCAATAGATTTAAAGTCAAATGCGCTTAACTCTACTTCTAATTGTTTTAAAACTTGCTCTGTCACCGTAACATCTTGTTCGCAATATCGAATCATCTCGCACGATAATCGCTCCCATTCATTATGTGAACCTTTAGGAAAGCATAATCTTTCTCCCCAAGCACGTAGGCTATGGCCTCCTTCTCTGGATGGATTTGCTAAACGAGACAATACAAGACTGTCTAATAATTGATAGGATGAAAGATCTATATTCCATAGTTTCTGAAGAACAGGAAAATCAAAAGCGATACCATTATGAGCAACAATCGTATCAACTTCGATAGTCGCTAAAGCATCCTTAAATTCTTCCTCAGAAAAAACTGTAGAGAATAGATTAGAGGAACAACACCATATTTTTGTAGGGTTTAATCCATCAGTTTCTATATCAAGAATGAGTGTATTACTAGATAAATTCATCTCTATTAAAAATCATCGTCTTGCTGAACATCCCCTACTGGCTTACCTGTTTCCTGCATCCTGCCTATATCTGCTTGATACTTCAGATAGGTCGCAGGGCCAGTCAGTCCCGTATAGCGATTCTTAAGCACTCTCAGGGTAGTTACATTCCTGATATGTTCAGACTCATGCTGTTGATCTCGCTCTAGTCCAATCACAATATCCGATAACTGAGCAATCGCTTGAGATCCTCTTAGCTCACTAAGACTAATCCTACCTCCATCTTCATGCGCTGTGCCATTAGACCGTCTTAAATGAGACACTAAAAATAAGCCAATCCCTAGCTCCTGCACTAAAGATCTGAGTTTCGTCATGATGGCATCAATGTTCTTACGTTCATCCCCTCCTTCTTGAGAAGAAACAACAATAGATAAATGATCCAAAACAATCCATTTACATTCCAATGCCTTTGCCATGTATCTAACGTGAGACATTAAACTATCTTCATTAGTCGATCCCCAGTGGTCTAGGAGATAGAATCTCCCTTGACCTAGGGTAGCGTCCCAGTAAGGCTTAAAATCCTCTGTATCAGCTTCTTCGTCCAGATGTAGGGGTTTATTAGCCGCCATAGACATAATGCCTAGTGCTGTTCTGGTGATAGATTCCTCTAAGGCTAAAACACCAATCTTATCGTCTGTTTCTGTAAACAAATGATGCTGTATTTCCCTTACCAAATGAGACTTACCCATACCACTACCCGATGTAACAGTAACTAATTCAAATGGCCTTATCCCTTTTGTTAATTTATTTAATCCTTCCCACGGGTAGGGAATACTACTAATCTTTCTATCATTAATGAGTGTATTCCAAGTCTCTTCTCCCGCGATAATTCCATCTGGTCGGTACTGTTTAGCAGCCCACCAACAACTAACAAAATCTTTAATGCGATTAGACATTAACATTTCATTAGCGTCTTTCATCGGTAGAGTGCAAATTTTTAGTTTGTTGGGACTGAAGAGATCTTTAACGGAATCTAGTGCGGTTTTCCCTGCATTATCAGTATCGAAACACAATACTACCTGCTCGTAGG